AAATGCCCAGGGTGCAAGGGCACCAATGGCATGCAGTTCACGGCGAAAGGTGCACTCCTCAAGGTCACTTGTCCCACGCTCACAGGCAGCTGTGCCCTAGATATCCAAGTGGATCGGGGGCGCTATGGGCAGATATCTGACTTGCTTAGTGGGCTCAGTATCAAACTGGAGCAAGAGAAGATGACGATCGTGCGCCTCAAGCTTGACCTTCTCTTCGGCTTGAAGCACGAGGCGGCTGTTATGGCTGAGTTTGAGCAATTGAAGAACCAGTACAAGGCCACCGCTGCGGCTGTGGCCAAGGCGGCGAAGCTCTCCGCCGCCCTGAGGACGGTGACTGTGGAAGACATAGGTGGCGAGAGGACACTAGAATGGCGAGAACTTGTGGCATTGCAGGAACGGGATATCTCTCGTTTAGTGAGGAATATACGCATACTCATGCAAGACTACCAACAGACTGAGGATTTGGCTAGGCGTCAGGGCTATCTAGATGAGGCAGTAGAGGTCTACGTGGGGCAGATTCGTCCGGCCCTCGATAGGGCGCGCGCTGACGACTATGCCGTAAGCACAGTCATCGAGGAGCATGGGAAGTTCCGACTCATTCAGATGCGCAACACTGAGGTGCAACGGGAGGTCGTACTCTCCCCGCCAAAGATGATGTCGAATAAAAAATGAGTTGGATATATACATGCGTTTCATTAACATTCCCGTATTTGTTGCAAGTCTAGCGTTTGGGATATTCCTAGTCTATATATCGAACCCGAAACCCGACATAATATATGTCTACCCCACACCGGACAATGTCGACAAGCTCCAGTACAAAGACAAGAGTGGCATGTGCTTTGGGTTTCACGCGAAAGAGGTCAACTGCCCGACGGGGAAGGGTGCGGTGCACCAGTATCCTGTGCAGCAGACGGCAAAGAAGAAGTAAAATCTCGCTGTAGTATATATGCATATTAGGCGGTTCCTATATAGCAAAACTGGCAACTATATAATCTCAATCCTGCTCGGACTTGGCTTGGCTACCCTCTTTAGGAGGGTATGCAATAGCAGGAGCTGCCTTGTATTCCATGGCCCGCCGATGAAGGAGATAAAAGGAAAGACGTTCGGGTATGACGGGCGCTGCTACCAGTTTAGGGAGGCAGCGCAGCCGTGTGTGTCCTTCAAGCCGACGGTGGAGTTTGCGTAATCCAGGCTCACAATCAATATAGAGGCATGTTATATGGCTGACTCGACCCAGATATCAAGCCTGCCAGGGGGAACGCGTCCCGCGAACAACGTTGTGCTTCAGACGAGGGAGATCAAGGGGGCGGAGCGCGGACCGGCAATGGGTCCTCCGCTCCAACACGGCGTCCGCCGGGCGCCCGGCAAAGGCGGCCCAGGCCTCCTGCCGGCCGGCAGCACGCCCGGGGCTGTCCCGTCGGGCCCTCCTGGGGGTCACGGGGGCGTTCGGCAGCTCCCGTCGCGCCACATCCCCAGCGTGCCGCAGCAGTACACTCAGGACGAGGCGGCGAGGCCAAACTACGTGCCGCCACCGCCACGGAGCGGACTCGCTCGCGACTACATCGCAAGGCATGACTCACACGCCCAAGCCCAGCGCAAGCGGGCCACAGAGCGGCAAGAACAGGAGAAACTCGACAGCACATACGACGAGTTGCAGCTTCCAGTTCTCGCTATGGTTCTCTTTTTCCTTTTCCAAATGCCCTATTTCAGGCGCAAGATCGGGCAAACCATACCCTCCTTTTTCCTTAAGGATGGAAACCCGAGCGTGGGAGGGTATATGAGCCTGACGCTTCTTTTCGGGAGTGCCTTTTATGGGTTGACCAAGCTCACGAAGCATCTGTCGGAGAACTGATTTATGCGCAAAAGCTTTTAAAGGCATCAATTCAACACAAGTTACTGATGCATTTGTGCACCTTCGAGATATCAGACAAGCTATTCCAAGGATTCCGCAGAGTAATCAACATCGATATGTACAGCTGTCTCGAGGAAATATGTCAAGATATGCAGGTGCTCCTCATCTCATTCCTCGATCATCATAATATGTCTGCCCTCCGCGACCTGGCGGCTGCCAAGTCTTTCCATATGCATGGAGGCACATTCGAGCAGCTCCAGGGCGTGCCTGAGACCGAGACAGTATGGGTGTGCAGTTGCTGATATGTTGCCACGGTGGCAATATATCATGCTCTAAGTCTGGCCAAAATCCCCGTCCTCCTCTTGCGGCGACGCCTTGTGCGCTTCCTCTTTCCCTTTGCAGCCTTCCGAGTCTTACGGCCCTTCTTTGTCGGTGGCGCCCCCTCCGCGCTCGCCGGCGCGTAGTTCAGGAAAAACCATTCCCATTCCTTCGAACCCCTTTTACCTTTGAGGGCACGGAACATCTTCGCCTTCTCTCCGCGCATGTTCGCTAGGGTGTGCTTCTCGGCACCGTAGCACGTTGACCCGAATCTTTTCAGCTCTCCCTTGCCGCCGAGTCTGTTCTTCTGCTGGACCTCGTACAGGTAGTGTGCGAGACACAGTATTCGGCGAGGATCGTAGTAGGGGCGGTTCACATATATGAATGCCAGGTAGAAGCTGAGCATCGTATCTACGGTCGCTACCCTAATCTTCCTTCCTTTCACGGTGATGACATTGTAGCTGTGGCAGGCGAGCGGGGCGTAGATGAAGGCAATAGGATCTTTCCCGACGGAAACTATATGCACAGGTGGAACGATTTCTCCAGCACCTGCACGACTCCTGGTGCGCACTCCCTTGACGCCAGCGTCCTTCAGCTGTCTCTTGAGGGTCTCGGCGACGGCGGCCGGGTCGGCTGCGAGAACATCGAAGTCAGGGACCTTGGGAAGAGGCTTGCCCTTGAAGCGGCGGAGGTGGCGTAGATAGCGGCGAGCGGCGAGGGCTCCGAAGAAGACCACGTGCTGGTTGATGAGGACATCACGCGTAATCTGGAACACGTTGCTGTGGAGGCCGTGCGGTACGTCGGCGGATGGCTCAAAGAGATTTTTCACTTCTATGTCGTCACATCCTGCGCCTCGCAGGGGGTAGCTCCTGTTGAGGAGGGCGAGCCGCTTGGTGACCTTCTCCCAGCGGCCAACATCCCCGCGCGGACGCGAAAGCTCGAGGTACATGGCCATCCTCAGGTAGTTCGGCGGTGCGTAGCGGATACCTTTCACGGTGATCGCGTCCTTCCCCAGCGCGCCGTACAGCTCGGGGGGAAGGAATGTTATATCTGCCACTGGAAGAAACTCCACGAACACCTTAAAGGTCCCTGCATGCACGCCTGCTTTCGCCTCAACGTGCTTGAGCCCTTGGGCAACGTAGATATCCGCTAAATTCTTTGCGTCGTCCACAGGGTCGGGCGAGAAAAAGTCGTAGTCAGGGAACTCGACTTCCTTCTCATAGAATTGCTCTTCTGGTGGGAGGATATTATTGATGGCCGTACCGCCATAGCAAATCCGTCCCTTATCTCGCAAGAACTTCTCGACAACGGCTATGATCTGCTGTACACGCGGTTCATGCACCTTCTTCCTCCCCTCCGCGCGCTCCGCCTCGGACACCGCCTCGCGCAGCAGCCGAAGCTCGCACTCATCCACAGTTTCTCTTTTGTCGCACTTCATTCTTATTAATAGGGCCTAAAAAAAACTATACCTGCGTCTGATACATCGGGAGGCTGACGGGTTTCGGCGCGTAGGTGAGCCTCGGGTCTTGCGGTGCTGGCAAGTCGATGACGACCGGGATATAGCGGAGGGGAGCCGGCTTGAGGACAAAAGCCGTGCCTGCACCGTTGAATATGTCGAAGTAGTATTTCATGTTAGAGTCCAGATTCTGGTAGTTCATAGAGACCATCTGGCAACCATAAGACATATGGAGCTGCGCCGGCACGTTGGTATCGAGGGCGCTGAGGTCGGGCATAGTCATCGTAATATTTTTCTTGTTGTACTGGATCATGCCGTCTGGGTCATGTGTGTACTGGATGTCGTAGTTGCGCGACTCGGTGAAGTAGGGACTGCCTGTTGAGAGATTTACGAGCTCCTCGAAAGGTGTATCGCGGAAACTGTTGTCGGTCTGGTCGCAAATGATGACAACTTTGTTCATAAGGTTGAGCAGCGGCTCGATAGCCAGATTCTTGCTCCCGGCAGGATTGTTGGGGCGTCCCTCGTAGCCAAACGCGGCACCTAAGAGGCGGGGCGCAAGCGCATCTTTCACATACTTGGTCAGAAGCGGGTAGATCGCCTGACGGTTACTCTTTATCCTGAAGTGGATGAAAAGAGGGTCAGAGGGATTCGGACAACTCGCATGATTGAAAGCGTACTTGTTGATCGCGGCCAAAACACCATCGGTGCCCCCCACCTCTAGGCTGTTGTAAGTCCCCTTTATGTTGAAAGCCTTGCTTGGAGAGGCGGCGACAACGACGTCGCCATCTACAGAGTATATCTCGAAGTCAAGGACCCGACAACCTTGGAATATGACCTGCCGTAACGGGACCAGCGACACATAGTCATCCTGGAAGTCTCCACCGCAGCAGGAGTTGTAGCTGCTTGCGATGTAGTAGTCACGCAGATGCCCGGTGCCTGCATCTTGGTTGAACTCGAAACGAGCATCCCCGGCGGTAATGCTCGATATCTGGGGGGGATACTTGGCCCACTCCTTTTCGACTTTGTAGTCGTTTTGTGTGTCCTTGTTGAGCTGCTTGTGGTAGTACCATATAATACCCCACGTGACGAGAGCGGTCGCTGTGAGGAGATATATAAGCAACTCTTTTCTGATCATGTTCCATGCCCTCTTCATTGTATTCAAGTCCATTATATATAGTTTGATATATTTTTCTCTCCTCGCTAAATCCACAAATGTAATTGGCCAGATAACATTTTAGAATAATTATATCATAGTAGTTTAAGATGCCAGGCGGCCTGCTCAATCTTGTTGCATATGGTGCAAGCAACATCATCTTAAATGGGAACCCGTCCAAGACATTCTTCAAGGCAACCTACAAAAAGTACACGAACTTCGGTCTTCAGCGGTTCCGGCTCGATCACAAGGGGCAGCGTATTCTCTCCTTCGATTCAGAAACCTTGTTGGAGTTCAAGGTGCACCGCTACGCTGATCTCCTATGGGATACGTACGTGGTTGTGACGATGCCAAACATTTGGAGCCCTCTCTTCCCCCGGACAGATATATCTGGTGGCTATGTTCCTTACGAGTTTAGATGGACGAAGAGGTTGGGCACGACTATGATCAGAGAGATCTCCATTTCCTCGGGTGGCAGTCTACTCGCGCGTTACTCGGGGGAGTGGATGAGCTGTGTGGTTGAGCGCGACGAGGGACCCAAACGCCGCCTCTGGAATCGCATGGTCGGGAATATTCCCGAGATGTATGATCCGGCCAACGCCCATGGCCGCGGCGGCGCCTATCCGAACGCGATGTTCGTCGCCGACGGGGCGTCGCGCAGCGACATAGTAGGTATCGAGCCCTCCATACGTGGGCGGCAGCTCTTCATTCCTCTTGAGGCATGGTTCAGCAACTCTTCCAAGCTCGCACTCCCACTAATTGCTCTGCAGTACCAAGAAGTAACTATTCGCGTCCGTTTCCGTCCTGTTCGCGACCTTTTCACTATACTGGACGTTGCCAATGTATTGGATGTGAGCTACAACGATTGTTCGTGCAACCCTCAGCCACCCCAGAGCTGGGATCTGCACAAATACAACTTGTGCGGCCAGACCAGTGGCTCGGGACAGGGCAATACGTGCGGCTTCTGGGACCGGCGTGCACCGAATACTGCAGATATTAATCATCAGTTATGGTGGTTCCTTCAGCCTCCGCCGGACCAACCCGTTTATCCCTCCAGCTATCTCAACAGACGACAAGACTGGCATGCAGATATCCATCTCCTCGCCACTTATGTTTTCCTAGGGAATGACGAGAGACGTGTGTTCGCAGCACGAGACCATAAGTATCTGGTCAAGACGCAATACCATTACGACTTCCTAAATGCCACAGGGTCTAAGCGTGTGCGTATGACAAGCCGGGATATGGTGGACAGCTATATGTTTAGATTCCGGCGTAGCGATGCGTTTATGCGCAACGAATGGAATAACTATACGAACTGGCCCTATAAGGGAGTTCCGCCGAACGAGCTCGTCATCCCCACTGGTCTGCAGGGGGCAACGGGCTCGAGCTCTGACTCCTACTTTCGCGTTAGCCCACCAATGGATGCTACCAACGTTAAGGAGATCCTAGTGGACTTGGGGATACTCTTGGGATCAGAGTACAGAGAGAATATCCTGCCAGTTGGCGTCTATAACCTAGTTGAGAAATGGATAAGGACAACGGGGGAGGCGGAAGATGGTCTCTATATCTATAACTTTTGTATCAACAGCAACCGCCGGCAGTATCAGCCGTCGGGGGCCCAGAATATGAATAAGTGGGAGTATGTCTGGTTTGAGTACAACACTTTGCAGCCACCCCTCGATCCCAGCAACAATGACGTCCAGATTCTCTGCGATCCCTCGGGCGCTGTTATAGGCGTGCGAAAGGATGTATGGCGGCTTAACAAATATAACTACGACTTACGCGTGTTCGAAAGCCGATACAATGTGGTTGTGATCACCAGTGGCTGCATCGGACTGGCCGATGCTCGATAATTTGTCGTAAATGCAATCTCATTAGAGTAGATTGTATTTGCATTCAGAAGACGTCCCAAATCGAGTTATAGGGCGACGGCTTCAGGTTCGGATCTCTCGGTCCACCTGAGGTGTCTCCCCCGCCGTAGGATGCGGCGCCAGCGGAGGAGCTGGGATAGCCAGTCTCCAGGTAGCGGTGGTGGTAGGGATGGCGCCTGTACTGGTGGTCCCAGTAGTGATGCCGCCTATTATCGTAGTCGTAGCGTCCGTTGTCATCATAGTGCTTGTGCCAGTAGCCGTCGTGGTCGTGGCGATATCCGTCGTTGTTGTAGTGGTGCCAGTGGCCGCGATTGCGGTATCGTCTGCGGTCGTGGTCGGGGCTCCAATCCTCCCGGCGGCGGTCATAATATCGGTTGTATGGGCGGTCGTGGTCATGTTTAATCCATGCCGTATGGCCTTGTCGGCGACGCAACTCGGCTCCGTGTGGCATCAGGTGGTATTCCCCGGTCGTTACGTCGAAGTTCACGCCGCCGCAGTCCCGGCTTTGCCGGCATGCTTCGAGGGCGGAGGCAATCTCCTCGTAGACACGTGTTTCCGGGAGGCGGTTGCCGTGAAAGGCGTACCCCGCGCGACGTTCGACGTTGTTGCGGTTCGTTGGCCTGTAACCTTCGTGATCGTAGCCATCCTCCCGCCGGTAGTCGCGGTACCAATGGTATCGTCTCTCGTCGTCGTCCGCATCGCCGCCTGCATCCCGGTATCTCCTCTCCTCGCGCCCTTCGTACCATTCGGCCCGCCTGAGGCGTGCCTCGAGTTCTCTCTCCTCACGTCTCTCCCTCTCGTCCCTTTCCCTCCGGCTCCCTCTGCCGTCATCATCGCGGCGGTGCCTGTGCTCACGGGGCCGATAGCCATACATGTTCGTCGTCCTATAGTGGCTGGTTTCGCGGGGGCAGCCGTCTCCGGGGACCTGGCTTGCATAGCGAGTGGAAGAGTCCCACTTTCTCCTCATAAGCGCCTCGGTGGCGGTCCGCGTGATCTTCGTCAGCTCACGGGAGAGGGCCAACTCGTCGCGCAGCGTGTCCTCGACCGACTTGGGTGAGTTGTGTGACCGCTTCTGCTCCATCTCCGACGCGTACACCCGCCAGACGAGACGTCCGAGCGTGTCGGCCTCGGATGTTAGCATCTGAGGCCTTCTAAACCCGCGGTCCCTAGCGTAGTCCTCCATGAACTTCTTCCCGACACGCTCATACTCCTCCGATGCCAGAGGGGTTGTCGTATCGCGGCTGTTCGAAAAGTAGTGGCTCATAGGCCCATAGCGGCGCCCGTGACTGTCGCCGCGGCTGTCGCCATGCTTGATGGGATGGCCCTCTTTGTGGCTGGGGGGATGGTAATAGTCGTCGTCATCATCATCGTCGATCTTCTTGCAGCCGGCAGGGCACGTTGTGGTGTGCTTGTGTTTCTTCTTCTTTTTCGCAGGGGCACAGTGGTAGTTCCCGGGCCCACCGGCGCACCGTTCTGTCCCGGCCCTACATGTGAGGGCACCGCACGGTATCCCCTTGGAGGTCCCGAGTCCGCCACCGCCTGTTGACGTAAGGCCCTCGCGGACGCGGATGCTGGCGCCGTAGCCGAGTGCTTTGGCCAGGACACTTATGACTACCAGTAGAACCATGAAATTGAGAAACGTTCTTGTCGCACTCATAATATATATATTCCAAGATAATGTTTAAGGGTAATCTTCACCTCTCTACTGCCTAAAGAACCAGACACCTCCTTTTTAGAAGCGCAGCTCATTTTTATATTCGTATGTATGTATACAGTTATGGCGAATACGGACGATGATGACAAAAAGGATAAGAAGTGGACAGGAGGTAAGGCTGGGGCTGCCATGTACAACTGGATTGTCATCACATGTGTGGTCTGGCTGTCGTTTCTGATCTCCTCCTGGCAGCTGGCTCTCATTCGCGACCAAGTGTTCTGTCCCAAGAAGGGATCCAAATCCCCTCCAGCTGAGACATGCTGGCTCCCATCAGATAAAGCAACCTACCCATATACCAGACCAGGAGCGACGCACCCAGGGATGAGCGGAGGTCCTATAAAGGCCGCCAAGCGTGCCTTACATACTCTGGAAGGGGTCGGAGAAGATACACTCGATGCCGCCGAGGACATTGGAACCATTGCGGCGGGGCGGCTCTTCGGGGTGGGGGACAAGACGTCGGCAGGTTTGCCGTCTCCCGCCCAACTCTCTGAGCGACCGAGCCCGATTATCCATCCGCTGCGCACCAGCGCCAGGCGGCGCGCGAAGAAGGCTACACGGAGGACGAAGGGGCGGGGGCAGCAGGGTGGTGCTCGCGGGAACCCTTTCGCGGCCATTGACCTGGACGGATGGCGGCCCCTTGATATGTGGCGTGGGCCGGTAGGCTGGCCATATAGTTGGGCCGACGACAGGAGTTGGTTCTATATGAAGGGATGGCTGGGGCGCACTCTCATCACCTCTTGGACATTCCCACGTAAGCTACTGAAGGGGTACCTGACTACGTTCAACGTCTTACTCGATAATGCTGCTCTTGGTCGGTTCTTTCGCTTCCTCATAACGCTGTTCATGCCTATAATTCTCTCCATTTGTATTGTGGTACAGCCGTTCGTCACGGCCTTCTCGACGATCTACGGTGCATTCACGACTGGCTTCGGTATATGGGGATTCCTCTGGGCTCTCTGGCTTGTCGTACCCGTGACTGCCGTGGTTACCGCCCTCCAGCATGCCTCGCTCATGTTTTATCTCCTACTAGGAGGATTCTTTGGGACCGGGAAACACGAGTTCAAGCTCAATGCCTCGTGGTATCGTGAGGGGCGCCAGGGCGGCTATCTTTTCATAATGCAGATCATAACAGGTGTTCTGCTGAGCCTCGGAGTGCTGTCGGCGCTCCTCCCCTTCGCCGCCGAGGGATCCAAATAGCATCGCCCAAAGGACTTAATCATTTGGCGCGTGAGCAAGTTATCTACGATGGGTAAAAAGAAGAAGGGGAAGAAGAAACGCGTTTCGGCAGTCGGGAAGCCCTTTGTGAGCATCTGCACGCCGACCTACAATCGTCGCCACTTTCTTCCGTTCACGATCCAGTGTTACTTGTCGCAGACTTATCCTCAGGAATGTATGGAGTGGATAGTCGTAGATGACGGAACAGACTCAGTCGAAGACCTATTCAAGAATGTACCCGGCGTGCGCTACTTCTACCAGCCTGAGAAGATGAAACTGGGCAGGAAGCGGAATTATATGCACGAGAAGGCACGCGGTGACATCATCGTCTATATGGACGACGACGATTTTTACCCACCTGAGCGTGTGACTCATGCAGTGGCGCGTCTCCGCACACACCCAGAGGCACTAGCTGCTGGGAGCAGTGTCATCTACATATATTTCAAGCATCTTGACAAGATATGGCGGTTTGGGCCCTACGGCCCACGGCACGCGACTGCCGGTACGTTTGCGTTCCGCAAAGAGCTTCTAGAGCAGACGCGTTACAACGATGACGCCGAGATAGCGGAGGAGAAGGAGTTCCTAAAGAATTACACGATTCCTTTCGCTCAGTTGGACCCGATGAAGTCTATCTTGGTCTTCGCTCACGACCACAACACGTTCGACAAGAAGCGCCTCCTCATCAATCCCCCACGTGACTTCGCCCGCGAGAGCGCACTGCGCCCCAAGAATTTTATAAAAGATAAGCCTATGAGGGAATTCTATATGCAGCAATAAAATCTCCCTATATACTATAGATGTTCAAGACGGCGAGTAGAGACCTGAAGACATTCTTCCGCAAGTGTGTGACACCGAACACGGTAGTAGTGCTGCTCATGGTTCTTTTAGCGATGTTCATATTACCCTTCGCTGGCGCACTCGCGTATCGGCTCATGCACGGAGGAAAGCACAAGGCCAGCCACAAGGAGGGCTTTGAGCCGCGCAAAGAGATTATTTTCTTTCATATGCATGGCTGTGGCCACTGCATCAAGATGATGCCTGAGTGGGAGAAATTTTCCAAGAGCAATAGCAGCGGGATCCCGGTCCGTAAGGTAGAGAGCAAGGAGGACCCCGCCTTGGTGAAGAAGCACGGCATCCGCGGCTTCCCAACTATCCTTCTCATAGGTGCGAATGGGGAGAAACAGGACACCTACTCGGGTCCTCGCACAGCCGACGGGCTGAGCGCGTGGAGTGCGCAGAAGGCCTAAGGTGGCGTAGTATACTTGTCCAAATATCGGTAGATTCGGTTTATGTCGAGTTTACTGATGTCATATGTCTCGCTAAACATATCGTATATCTCATCGTCTGTGAAGCGGATGCGAAGATCGAGGAAAAAGGTGAACATATCCTTTTTGTCCATATTCAGCTGCCGGCAAAGGCCCTGAATGAACAGCATGTTGTTATACTCGGTCGAGTACTTGGTGAGAACCTTGGTAAACCGAACCTCAGCCGGGTTGAAGGGTGGCGGGTCGCCAGCGTGGTGCTCGTGGTAACGTTTATTGTTCGAGAACGTTTTGATCAACGAACTCATCTCATTGAATATCCATATCTGTTTTTGAAAAGTTAGTCTGTCGATATAGTCCGCAAAGCAGACGTTCTTCAGAATATCTAGATAGAGAGGGATCGTTTCCGCCTTTGGAAGGTCACCCAGTGGGTCAATGATGTTCTCGTGGAATAACAAGCCGACACTTGTCCGGTCTGTCTCATTCATCAGAAGAATGTGGTCCTCCATCCTATATCTGACATTCAGCAGCTTCTTGACGATCTGTTTGGTGTCCTCGTTGTAGGCCTTCGGCTGAAAGAGATTGCGGATTATCTTATTCTTGAGGATGCATTGCTGATTGTTGTATATCTCATAGGTCGATTTAAGCTTCCTGAGGTCTCCTTGGATGAACTGGACTATGTTAGCCAAAAGGACAGTGTCCAATGTTGGCATTAGGAGCCTTACTATCTTCTCCACCTGTAGTTTGGTAGGGGTGGTGAGCTCTACAGATACGCAGACCTTCATCATTTCCTTGATCTTCTTGTCGATATGGTAGTTTCCAATGCAGATTATAGGAATCATAGTGATGTCTTCCTTCTTCTGTTTTTTCGTTTTCTTCGGCCGTATGAGTTTGATAAGCGAATTGATGCCTCCTTTGTCGCCGCTGTTCATCCCGTCTATCTCGTCCATGATAATAGCTATCTTCCGTGCCTTCTTCTGGAAAAGGCTGAGTATGTTGGTGTCGGACATGTTGTGCTTTGTGATGTGGTCAATGATGGTTTTGTTGCGGACATCCCCTGCGTCGAAGCATATGACATCGTAATTGAGCTTCCTGAGCACATCTTTGACAAAAAAGGTTTTTCCCGAGCCAGGAGCGCCGTATACGTATACGCCACGCTTGGTTAACATATTCTTCTTGTTCTTTTCGAATACCTCGAGACATTCCGTGAGTGTCTTCTCCTGCGGAAGCCGGCCGAGAATTCCGCTTATGTTCAGGTGTTCCATCTGGTACCTTTTCTGTTCTCCTTCTTATGCTTCTTTTTATCGTAAAGCGTCTTCATCGCTCGCTGAACGAGATACTCCCTGCACCGTTGGCTGCCATACTGCAGACATACCGACGCGAGGTATTGGGGGTAGGCGCTGTATACCTCATTTTTGTAGCTATAGCGACGCCACCTACACCAACGCTCACACTCTAAGTCGACGATGGCTTTGAAAATGGTGTAGCGCCGGTTACGTATCACGTCACGGATGTGGCTGTCGTAGGTCGAACCACGACGGATCCCGTGCAGGACATGCTTATAGTGGTCCGCGAGTAGGCGGCGATTGAGGCGCCACAGTACCGAAGAGTCAAGCAGATAATCGGCTATGACACCTTCAAGGACCTCGGGCAGTCTGGATACACGCTCGCACAGTGTAGGTGCCTCGCACGACATGTATTGGTACTAGTTACTAAGATAACTAATATCAAAACGAAGAAGGTATCAATTTAGCACAGGTGCTGGTTTGTGATGCCATCCCAGGTCACGCCGCAGCCCTTTGCCCACGTGCACCTAGCGAGGCGCCCCTGCTTGTCTTTGAGGCCTTGGAGGGGCGGGAAGGTAACCTTCGAGCAGCTGCCCGCGCCCGTTCCTAAATTGTGGACGTTGTGGCACTCGCCGTCCGACTCGCTCATAACGAAGTAGTCGGGGCAGCTGCCGATCTCTGGCGGATACACTTCCTTCTTCCGGGCCTGGCCCATGAGGATAGCCATGCAGATTAGGGAGAGAATAAGCAAAATGGCTGCTACAATAAGGACGATCTGCTGGAACATTATATATAAACTTAAATATTTTTTTTCTGTCGGCTTAATATAGATGAGTATGAATGGTAGAGTCGACATCCTAGGCAACAACCCATATAATAGGTTCGCCCTTCACGATAGGATACCGGTCGGTGGCCAGGACACATACTTCCGCGAAGCCATGACCGGGAACTGGTCGGACACGACACTGTCAAGCGCTTTCTTCAGTGGAGAGAATATTCGTATCCTTCAGAACGGCATAAAAGCAGGCGTCTACAAGCGATCGAATGGTCGCTTCCTTATTGCAGACCAGGATGAGGACACACTGAAAATAATCATGCGGAGTATTTTCTTGCAGCACGCGACCAACCGCGCCGGTGACGTCAGGGGCCAAGTGGCTGCCCTAAATGGCTTAGTCCTGGACTACGCGGTGCCGCAGGTGTACGGTGAAGCTGAAGGTTATGTCAAGTACAAAAATGACGTTAGTACTTTAGTGGTGCCTTTATGCCGCCCTGTTTCTACATTCGAGACCAACACACTCGAACTGAAACCCTGGTTCTGAGATGGTTACTTTGCCTTAGCTATCCTTTTCCGTTTCGCTGTTACCTTCTTCTTCTTTCCACCGCGAAGCCGGTCCGCCCGCTCCGCACGATATCCCTTGTAAGCATCAAGGAACACATCGAGCTCTTCTGTCCACATGTCCTCAATGCGCTTCGCCTTAAGTACCTGGATTGCTATGCGTATCTCTTCGACCTCTCGGCGCAGTTTTCGCTCATTCTCCTCGAGGACGCTGTCTCCTGGCATCTTCAGAAGATAATCATAGGATTCCCCCACCTGGTCGTAGCCACGCTCTGCAAGTATGGCTACAATCGTATCACGCCGCTTTCGCCTCAAGTCGAGGGTCCCTTGGCATATCTCGTGGATGTAGTTCGCCTTGTTGCGCGCTGTCACCATCCGCCGTGCGAGCTGCGCGAGCTGGTGATCACGACGTTTCCCGAATAGCGCATATCGCACGGGGTAGTAAGCGTCAATGATGTCCGTGACCGTCTCGTACTTCCGCAGGCGTTGCCGATGATCGAATAGGTGCATGTTGCTTGTGGTCTTCGTGGTATACAGTTTGAAGATCTTCTCCAACTTCGAGCACCCATAATCAAGCGTAGTTGTCATGAGTTTGTGGAGCAGGCCCGGCTTAAGCGTCAGCGTGATGTCAACCTCAGCACTAGTGCTCAGGTCTTTGTACTTGTCTAGGATTACCCCCTTCTTGCAGTCGAGCATCTTCTCCAGATGCGCCTTGTAGTCAGTCGTCCAGACACCAATGGGCAACTCGGTTATATGCACCGTGTTCTCCCCTTGTACCGTATAACAGCCCCGGACGAGGTAACGGCCGCCTGCCATCGCCGTGATGCTGCCTTTGAATCCTTCGTAATAAGCTGGAATCTCGGGCGCTGCCTCCGTGCTCGCGCGCAACTTCCACTTCAGGTGCCGCACGATTCGCTCCGGGTCGTAGCAGAGCCCTTCATAGCTGTAGCCAGTTCCGATTCCTTTGCCCCCGTTCACCAGGACCATGGGGATGATTGGCACGTAGAAGTCAGGCTCTACACTTTGCCCGTCATCTTCCAAATGGTTCAGAACGGGGATATCGGCGCGCGGGTAGATAATGCTCGCGATCGGATTCAGCTGCGTAAAGATATACCTATCGCTTGCTGCGTCCTTCCCGCCCTTGAGGCGGGTTCCGAACTGGCCGTTCGGAAGCAACTGGTTGATGTTGTTAGAGCCTGTAAACTCTTGCGCCATATTCACGATGGCACCCTTAAGCGACATCTCACCATGGTGATATGCCGCGTGTTCGGAGACATAGCCAGCCAGCTGCGCGACCTTAATCTCCTTGGACAGTCGTCGCTTGAAGACTGCATACAGGATTTTGCGTGTGCTCGGCTTGAGACCGTCCACCAAGCTTGGTATACTCCGCTCGCAGTCATGCTTTGAGAAGTGGATGAGCTCGCGATTGACGAACGCCTTGTAGGAGATTGCTTCCCTGCTCGTATCAAGTGTTGCGTCTTTATCGAGTTCCTAAGCCACTCTTTTCTATCTGCCGAGCGGCTTTTGTTGAACACCATGTCCAAGGCACCATCGCACTCCGACCCGTCGTACTTGAAGGCCACGAGCTTCTTCTGCGCGAAGTACTCTTTGAACTCTTTAGCAGTGCTCGTCCCGAGCCCTTTGTAATATTTCGTCGTCCAGCCGTTCTCGCCAGCGTGCTGAGCTTTCCAAGCGCGATACTCAGCCTCGTTGTAGAAGGAGACCACTCGCCCTCCCTTTCGGGCTTTCAGGATTGGTGTGTTAAGGAAGCCCAGGAAGGACTCAAGCTTTACCAGCCCGGGCCACTGAGCATGGAACAGATTTATGCATAAGCCCTTGATGTGGCCGCCATCGAGGTCCTGATCTGTCATGAAGAGCACTTTGCCATAGCGCAGGTTGTCCTTCACATCGGCCGCGCTCTCGTAGCTTTTGTTACTTTGTAAGCCCAATATCTTCTTGATGCTTGTGAACTCAGCATTCTCGTTCAGCTTCTTCTGGGATGCCTCCTTCGCATTAAGGGGTTTGCCCCGGAGCGGAAACACACCATACATGTTTCGGTCTTCCTTGGAGAGACCAGACACAATGCCTCCCTTTGCTGAGTCTCCCTCACAGAGGATCAGCGTGCACTGCGCCGACCTCGCGCCGCCGGCCCAGTTGGCGTCTGTTAGCTTCGGCAGGCCTCTGATCGTCCTCGTCTTACGCCCGTCTGTCTTCTTGGCCGTCTTGTTATCTTTAATCTCAGTCAGACTTACTGCGGCTTCCATCACGCCGAGTTTGCCTACACCCTCGACGAACTTGGCGCTGACTGCAGCGCGAGAGCCGAACTTGGGAATCGGTGTGTTGAGGTATGCCTTCCCCTGGCTGTCGAACGACGGGTTCTCAATCACACAATTTATGAAGATCATAAGTTGCTCCTTGATTGTCGCAGGTTTGACCTTGATCTTTTTCTTCTTCTCAATGAGCGCACCGACGCCGCGGACAATCTGTCCGAGCACATGGTCTACGTGCCGCCCACCTTTGGCTGTGCAGATCCCGTTGACGAATGAGACCTGAGCAAACTCATCATGGGGCGAGATGCAGACCGCATACTCCCAACGCGCGCCCGATTTCTCATGGACACGCTTGATTATCGACTTTTTACCGATGTAAAGGTTGATGTACTGCTCAAATGTCCTGACTGGCAGAAGCTGTTTGTTGAACTTCACTTTAACCGTCTTCCGTGTGATCGCTGCGATGTCCAACGTGCGCTTCTTGAAAAGTGACACCATGTCGTCGGTCAAGCCTTCCAGTCCAAACCTCTTGTAATCGGGGAGCCATGAGACCTTCGTATATGGTTTCGCCTTTGCACACTTCCGTATGGTCGGCTTGCCAATCACATCGAGGTTGTCCCTGAATTCCTGGATATATTTTAGACCACGTTTGTGGTCCACCGTCTCGATCTTGGCCCAACGTGAGTAAATGAAGACTAGTTTTATACCGAACCCATTCTTGCCGCCAACAATCTTTTTCTTCTTCTTATCATAGTTCGTTGATGTGCGAAGATGACCGAAGATCATCTCGGGTATCCACACCTTGTGCTCTGGGTGCTGGGCAACATCGATCCCGTCGCCGTCATTCAGGAGGGTGATGACGCCGCTCGTCTTGTCCACGCTCACATCGATCACAGTGACAGGACGAACAGTGGAGTCGGCATCTTTGATCTTTTGGTCGAGACGCGTGACCTGGTCTCGGCAGTTGACAATTCCTTCATCGAAGCATTTGAAGAGCCCCGGTATCCTCGAGTGCAGGCGGTGAACAACGCTGTCACCGTCGGCAATCCAACCAGCCACACGATCTTCCTCGACCGAACCGATATACGTGTCAGGTGCGTCAAGAATGTGCTGCTTTGCCGTTTTCTTCTGGTAGGTCGCTGATAGCTTCTGTTCGTCGGGCATTGTCGTTCCTAGGATAGCCTGAGATATTTAAGCTCGTTCAATTTTTGCTATATTCCCCTTTAGTCGAGCTGCGTCAAGAAGATTTAGGGCAGATAAGGTTTTTTTCTCTCCAGACTGTATAATGCGTCATACGAAGGGTAAAGATGGAAAATATCGCATCGCGGGTGTAGGGGTCTTCGAGATGCTCGTGGGGTCGCGCGCACAGGTCGCCCACGGTACAGCATACAAGACCTCATACGGTGCCGTGAAACCGCGTGGAGACGCTCTTACCAAGAAAGACATCAAGAAAAATAAACATGGGCGATACGTCTCCAAGGCAAAGAGCAGCAAAGGGAAAACGCTGCTCAAGCGGTTGCATCGCAAGGGCTACTACACGCGAAAGGGTAAGTTCGGTGCCGTGCGAAAGACCCAGAGGCGCTCTACTAGGGGCCGTGCCCGCGGGACCAGACGGAAGAAGTATTCGTGGCGCCGCCACCCGATTGCCGGCATCAAATGGGAGGATCGTGGCAGGAGGGGCCGGTTCACAACCAAGCCTAGCTGGAGGAGACGCCGGTAGGCGCCCAGTACCCGGCTACTAGCTTTTGACCTTCGATATATTTCTCAGGAACTACCTGATCAATATATTTCTCAAAGTAGTGTTTGCTAACTGCTGAAGAGTCTGCTGCGAGGATCTCCTCACAGTACGCCTTGTACAGTCCGTGAAAGCTAACGCTGCCGACCCTGTCCTCGTGGCTGTATTTGAGCCTAATGTGGTCTAATGCGGCTTGCATGCCACTCCTTTTGTCCCACGTGGAGTTCCCAATACCCTTGAATGTTTTACCGTCGACTACCTCAGGCTTGTAGAAATAGGTTACTACGTCTAGGAGCCCCTGTCCATCTGCTACCGGTGCGGTGTCGCATCCCTCCTTTGTCCTCCAAGCGACGTATAAGGTATGCAGCTCGCCTAGCTCAAACTCGTCATCGCTCGCGAATGTAGTCGTATCCCAGAACTCCTTTATGCGCGATATTTCGGCCATGCGTCGGCTACCTACGCCCACGTATTTGTCGGCGTCGGGGTCGTAGGTCAGGCATTTCGCGAGCGCCTGGCGGAGGTCCTTGATGAAGAGGAGCGACGGAAGATTTCTCTCCGCTAGGTAGGTCTTCCAGAGGAAGTACATATCCTCCCACCCAAGCGATGCGGAGGCATCCGCCGTCTGAACCAGGAATGTGCCAGTGAAATCTGACACTACACCCTGCTCGTCCCGCGACTCCAGATAAAGCACCTCCTGCCGCACACCTACGTCGTGGTTGTGCTCCTTAAGATACCTATCGCCGCCGCCGTAGCGGCGGGAGTAATGGGCAGCCACCACAATGATATCTATGATGTGTGACCGGAGGAAGTTCCGCCAGCAATCCTCGACTGCTGTCGCCTTGCCAAAGTTCAGGATACGGCACATCCTGTATTCGTGACCGTGATACTTGAACTTGAAAGTGTTGTCCAGACGGCACCCATTCTTGAAGTAGGTGTATGCGTTGTCGCGCAGAGCCCTAACCAAGCTCTTTGACGCTGGCGACACTAGATGAACTAGCTTGCCATGCCTACGCAGCATGCTATCGCCCAAAACAGTTAGGAAGTATTTGGCTTGCTCACGCCGTCGGAAAAGAACCTGACTGAACCTGTTAAGGATAGCTTGTATAGTGGCGGACTCCGGGAGCGCCTGCAGAACGCTTTGCTCCTTGATTCTGGCCATGACGATCTTGGTCACTTTGTGCTTCCAAGGGACCAGTGCCTTGTTGGAAGAGATCTCGGAGAGAATAACATGCAGAATGTCGCTTTCATTGGCGACCGTGTAGCGTATCCCATTATACTGGACGAATACCTCGGAGTTCGGGATATAGAAGTACTGTCTCTTCGGATCATTGAGAAAACCATGAATGTAGCTTTCACTTTCCGCCTCCAACGTCTCGCGGCGCTGGAGACGGGATGCATATGTCTCTAGGAAGTCCGGCAACTGCTCGGATATGTAGGTCGCCATCTTCCCAAGGACGGCCGTATTGCCGGCATACTGCGCGTGCAGGTGCCTGATCTGCTCCTGCATCTTCTCCATCTCTCTATACTCCTTGCCACAGGTAATTCTAAGCGGTTTTGATCACGTCGATCGTTTCATCCACGGATGCGAGCGGAGCTCCTCGATGGTCATGCGTGCGCGCGGGTCCGCGAGAAAGATTCCCCTAAATATGTCGCGCAGGCCGGCCGTCATATAACGCATTTGGCGGTCGTGGTCGCGTGTCGGGAAGATATGGGCCCTGACCAGGTCCTGTGCATCTGAGATGTGCCGTTTGTGTCGTTTTAGGAATGGCGGCGCGCCCGTATTCAGAATCCAGAAGCAAACGCCGAGCGACCACACGTCGCTGGTGGCAAAGAAACTGCCTTGATAGACCTCCGGCGAGGCATACCCCGTCGTCCCTGTTAGACAGTCCAACCTGTGCTCGGAGCTGCTGTCTGCAAGCCGATGGGCCGACCCGAAGTCGATGAGCTCCACGCTACTGCCCTTCGTGACAAAATTCTCTAGCTTTACGTCAAGGTGCGCGACTTTGCTCTCCCCGCACTCGTGAAGACTCTCGACCATCTCCCGCGCTAGTGGCCGAAGTTCTCCTTCATCGAAGGGGCCGTGGTCTACCAGGAGATCGAATAGGTCTGTTCCCCCGTTGTAGTGTGACAGGATGTAGGTGCATCCAGCACGTGTGATGCTGTGGTTGAACTTCTGTAGGTGGTCTCCCTTCACGGTCCGCAGGATACTGATCTCCTTCGCCGCGCGAGCTGATTTAGATCGCCTTACCTCCTTGCATGCCATTTCCTCGCCGGTGATCGCGTTTGTTACGCGGTAGACATCCCCGGTGCCACCTGATCCGAGTTTTTCGTGGAAGTCATACTGGCCTATTCGCCGCGGCCGTGCCCGGCCCGGACAGCGCCCGGGGCACAGCGAACTCAGGTACCTCAGTGTCTTCACCAGAACCATTGCTCTATGATATACGCCCATAAGTATTTAAAGCCTAAGCCCAAACAACTAAGTAAAATGAGCGGCGACGGTAGCAGGAACGTTCTAGAGATAAAGACAGTACAGATTGCCCCGTTTCGGACTCTGATGACAGCCCTGAAGGATATACTTCTTGAGACCAATATCACTTTCAGGCCCGATGGGATACGGATCGTTAATATGGACAAGTCGCACACCATACTCGCATACCTGCACCTCGAGGCCGATAAATTCGAGCACTACTACTGTGAGCATCCCCAGATCGTCATTGGTGTCAACATGTTCCATCTTTTCAAACTCATCAACTCTATCGACAACGACGACACGCTGACGATATATATAGAGGAGGATGAGTATAGCGACGGGATAGTGGACCACCTAGGGCTGAAGTTTGAGAATGGTGATATAAAGCAATGTAAGAATCAGAAACTGAAACTGATCGAGCCCGACGAAGAATCTCTGGAGGTGCCTGAAGTAAAGTTCTCCTCCGTTATTAATCTGCCGTCATCCGACTTCCAGAAGATCATCCGCGATCTCTCCAACATATCGGAGCGCCTCGAGATTAAGTCTGTAGGGAATGAGCTGATATTTAAGTGCAGGGGTCCGTTTGCGTCATGCGAGGTGCGCAGGTCTGAGTCTGACGGGATTATGGAATTCATTGAAAAACAAAGTTCCAGCAAAGTCATCCAGGGAGAGTTCTCCTTGAAGAATCTCGGCTATTTCATAAAGTGCACAAATCTCTGTAGCTCGATAGAGATGTACCTGGAGAACGATCTTCCCCTCATAGTCAAATATGCTGTCGCCTCGCTTGGGGAAATCAAACTCTGCCTTGCCCCGCTGCCTTCTAGCTGAATACAAAGGGTCTACCTTTTGGATTCAGAATGCGGGCCTATGCCGCTTAAAGATACAGCCATGGACACTCAGGCCACAAACCTCTGTCAGTTTGGCGGGATTCTGCATGCTACAAGTCCTGAGCCAAACCTTGATAATGCAAAAGGATTTCTTCGGGGAGATCGTGATACCATTGATATTGGCCAGAAGCTTTGGGTCGTTGGAAAGCGTCTCCCCCACGAGGATGTAGCTAAGATGTTTCCAGACATTATGGACCACCTTATTCGTCACCTTGAAGGAGAAGCACCCCCCATCGCGGTTTTTGGGGTCCTCCCAGGTCGGGGAAATGTCACCTCGCATCAAGAACAGCATGCAGTTCTTTACGAGCTTCTCCGGCACTGCCTGATAGAGCGCGAGCATAGCCTCGACACTTTTGATCTCCATGATTTTCTTGTAGCTCTTCAGAGACCAGTCTGTGTCATGTGGTAAGTGAGCCCAGAGGACCCAGTTATCAAACAGAGGGTTGGTAGTGTCCGGAGTTTCCGCCTTTTGCATAGCCTGGGAAGTGGCCATTATGGTACACCAGTATATCAATTTTCTATGTCCATTTAGCTGCTGTCTTTACTGGAAGGCTGTGGCGTTGTCCTCCGCGGAGGCGCGGCGCAGCCGTATCCAACTGCCCGCCACTCGGCAACCTTTCTACGAACAATCACCACGCTAACGAGCCCGAAGAAACAGGTCGCTATCAGGCCACCGACGGGCGACGACGTTTTAAAAGGAGAACGGAATCTGGTGCTCATTATGCGAATTCATAGCATACCTCTATACCGATTAGTTTTTCCTTCATTCAGCACTACTGGTCTTGTAGCCCTCTTCAGTGATTACGACGCTGTCACCGGGCCCCAGTGTGATCATGTTGACATCCTTGTCGAAAATCTGCAGGGTATAGTTGGGCTTAAGTTCGTGGTCGTACCAGAAGTCCATATACCAACTTAGGAAAGGTGTATCCAGGATCTTATTCCCGGGCATATAGAAGCCCCCCATGTGTTTGTGTATCTCTCTCGTCACGCCATCCTCTTCTAGCTCAATCTGCAGGAACTGTTTATCCTTCACATCCACAAACTTACAGTCTTTCAAGTCATCCAGAGACATCAGACGTCTGTAGGACATCTTGTCCCCCCTCTTTTCACGGAATATCAGGAGAGAAGGGTTCTCCGTGATGTTGGCAAGGTTCTCTTGACGGAAGTCGTCAGTAGAATAGGTTACACCCTTCTCGTCATTGTAGAACAGGAGCATATGGGACTGAGGCTCCTTGGACGCTTCACCTTCGGGTGTGGCCTGGTCTCCGTCCTCCTCGTCCTCCTGGTCTAAGAGCGCCTCGATAACAACGTCTGTATAGTGGCCCACGGCGGCATAGGCGCGGATACTCGCCCACAGCGCGCTGAATGCCACTGCCTTCGCCTTCTTGGGATCGTAAACATAGTAGGCACCGAAAGCTGCGCCCGCTACCAGTCCTGTCATACTCGCATAATAGAGTAGTGCTGTAAAACCCATCAAGTTATACAGACCTATTGAGAGTATTCTCTAAATGTTGTTTTGAGCATAAAGAATTCGGTGCTTGTGGGGGAGTATCGGACGACCAACTTCGAAGTCTACAGCCTCCCGCGAATCGCGGGCAATAAGTCTGCTCCCACGCGGGAAGTGGGTTGTCCTCCCACCCTGGGTGCCTATCTCCGAGTCCACTGCTGAGCGCACATCAGCCTCCATATCGCCGCGCCGCGTTGCCCACCTGTCGGCACGATCCCGGAGCCGCTGTTCCGACATCTGCCTGTAGTAGTCGTCTGTCTCCTTCCTACCACTCTTGTCGCCTGAAAAGATCCACTCGGTCCGTTTCTCCGCGTCGGTGGGCTGCCTGTCGGGTCCCCACGGATACGCCGGCCGCCGAGAGCGCGGCTTGTCTTTCCGCTTCCAATCCTTGTTCCTCCTGCCTGTCATAGGGTCAAGGCCAAACATCACCAGCAGCATAGTGACAATTACTGTCATAAGTATGAAGGGGATGAATACAATGAACCAGGACACGATGCCTAAACCAGACTTGCAGAGGAAGTTGAGTAAGACCGTGAATATGAGCGCCACCCAGACTTTTATAAAGGCCGTATTGAACGCCCCTTGAAAGGTATCTATGATCACCTGTGTCATGGAAAACACCAGGTATATTAATGCAGGCGGGCATAGGTTAGCGAAAGCCATCTTATACTATGTTACGAAAAAAACACGTGTCCGTTCTCTAAATGGCCAACCTCGTCGCCTATCTCACCATCGGAAAGATACTCGTACAGAACACCATTTTCCTTGTCATCGGTGTAGTACATTTTGTCGTCGATCTCTACTTCTTCGACTTCTACGTCGTCGTCCTCCTCAGCCTCGCCCCCTCCCTCTTCCTCGGCCTCGGCCTCGCCCCCTTTCTCCTCCTCCCCTTCTCCTTCTTCTTCCTCTTCTTCCTCCTCCTCCTCCTCCTCCTCTTCGCTCTCGTCTTCCTCTTCCTCGCTCCCATCCAGGGGCGCGGTCTTGACCATCTCCCAGGCAGCCGCGACGGCGGCGGCCGCGTCGGCGTCTTCGGCGTGGCAGGCACCATATATGTGCTCAGATAGATCCTCTGCGCCACCCCCGACGTCGCCCTCGATCTCCTTGATCTCTAAGCTCACGCGCTCGGTTTCAGTCGCCTTCATGCGCGCCTTCAGCGTCACGTTCTCCTGGAGTAGCGAAAGATTCTGCCGACCCAAGGTCTGGTTTTCCGCCTTCTGCTTTTCTAGCTCTGCCTGCAGGGCTCGAACAAAAGGGAGGTCACGAAGGATCCTCGTTGTCTGTTCAATCTCTGATGTCTCCTTTTTCACTTTCTCAAGCATCTTGCCGAAATGCGCCTTCAGGACATCGTTCACCTCAGTTAACATGCATCGGAATTTGACTCCTTCCATCTACTCGTATTACTAACTCAGCTTCTAATAGGGTTTAAAAATAACTTAACTGTGACCTGTACAAGCATTCGGATGGCTGACGAAAGTAGCACTACACAGCGTGACCCATCGGCGAGCACCGTCGCGATGGACGCCTCAGGCATCGCCCACGCCGAGCGTGTGCGGTTAGCGAAGGAGACCTATGCCAAGCGCGTAGCTTTGCGCAAAGAAGAGATCATTTCCCTTGTGGTGAGGCAGACCGCGTATACGCGCGAGGTCGCGAAAGATAAATTGGAAGCCAATGGGTATCTGTATATAGACGTCATCAAGGAGTACATGGACCCTGGTGGCGCCCGCGAGCATGCGCGTGCTAGTCCCCCGGATACACGCTCGGTAAACCAAATGGTTATGGGAGAGATACGCGACTTCATGGACACTGCCAATCGGCAGTATAATGCGCGAAAGGAACGGCAGGAAGCGCTTGAGAACTACAAGCGAAAGCTCCTGCTCCGACTAATAAAAGCGAAACAGCAGCAGCAGCAGCAGCAGCAGCAGCAGCAGCAGCAGCTGGAGGAGGAAAAACCAAGCGAAGGGGACGCAGAAAATTGAAGCCAATCCTAGGATTTCGAGTAAGAAGAAGAAAGAAATCTAAAATGACATCCAAACTTA